GGTCGGTGGGTCGCCTGCGCGGCGACGTGCAGGGCGGTCACCAGCGGCGACCCGTTGACCAGCGACAGGCCGGCGGCGGAGCGCCGGTGCGCGGCCGCGGGCATCCGCGGCGCCGGGGCGTCGGCGCGGCCCGCGTGGGCGAACGTCTCGACACGGAAGAGCGCCGCGGCGTCCTCGCCTTCGTCGTCGCCGTCACCGCTCGAGGCGGTGGCCTCGGTGCGGTCGGCGAGCCCGGCGGCGACGGCTTCCTCGGCCGAGTACCAGGTCTCGGCGAGCATCGCCTCGCGCCACTCGTCCGCGGTGCCGCCGGCGCGCTCGGCGTAGATCCCCGCCATGGACTGCGACAGCTTGTCCAGGACGTCGGCCTCCTTGCGCAGGTCCGCGAAGGAGCCGATCGCGATGTTCCACGCGTCGTGGATCATCAGCTCGGCGCCGCGGCCCATGACGACCTCGTCGGCCGCCTGGATCACGAACGAGGCGGCGGAGGCGGCCAGGCCGTCGACGGTGGCCACGACGCGGGCCTTGTGCCGGCGCAGCGCGTTCATGATCGCCAGGCCGTCGAACACCAGGCCGCCCGGGCTGTTCACCCGCAGCTCGATGTGGTCAACGTCGAGGTCGGCGAGCTCGCGCACGAAGTCGATCGCCTGCACGCCGAACCAGCCGCCGATCGCGCCGTACAGGATGACCTCGGCCGTGCGCTCGGTGTCGCTGGCCTCCATCCGGTACCAGCGGTCGCGCTCCGGGTCTCGGAGCATCTCCTCGAGGCTCTTGGTCATGGCTCCTCCGTCGGGTCGTCGGTGGTCGGGTCCGCCGGCGGGGCGACGGGATCGGGCGGCGCGATGAGCTCGACGCCAGCGCGCTCGACGACGCGGCGGGCTTCCGCCTGGGACAGGAGTGGGCCCACGCCGAGGTAGACCTTCTGCACGGTCTCGGCCGCGTCGCGTGCGGCCTTGACGTCGCGAGGGTCCGGCACCTCGCCAGCAGGCGCGGACGGCGCCGCAGGCAGGCCGAACTTCTGGCGGAGCTCGGCCTCCAGCGCCTCGTCGGGGGTGATCGCGCCGCAGTCGATGAGCGCCTTGATGGACTCGGCGGTCGCCGGGGACCGGGACCCGATCTCGTCGAACGTCACGCGGGGCGCGGGCTCGGACTCGCCGAAGTTGATGTCGACGAGGTCCTCGACGACGTGCTGCGTGGCGACGTCCGCGATGTCGTTGGCGATCGTCTGCAGGGACAGGGTGAAGAAGTCGGCGAACGTGGACCCGAGAGCCCACGACCCGGTCTCGGTGCCGAGGTTCAGGAAGTGCGCCAGGACCGCGCGGGCGATCTGCTCGTCGTAGTACCGGATGGGCTTGTCGGCGTCCGGGAGCGTGCCCTGCACGCCGAGGAGCTCGAGCTTCGCGCCGTTCGGGATCGCGGCACCAGAGGTGTTCCCGGAGCGGAACCCGCGCGCGATCTCCTCGCCGCGCTTGATCTCCTCCGTCTGGCGCCGGGTGTACTCCTGCAGGTCCGTCTCGGCGAGCGAGGCTGGCACCTCGGAGGCGGTGTACACCGGCACGCCCATGCCGTTGCGGTCGACCGTCTGGGCCTGCACGCGCAGGATCCGGTCCTTGAGGAGCCAGAACTTGTACGCAGGGCGCAGCAGAGACTGGCCGAGCCAGTTGCCGCCCTCACGGTCGTGGACGTAGACCACGAGCCGCTCGACGCCCATCCGTGCCGTCTTCGCGGCGGTCGTGCTCGCCTGCTCGAGCGCGACCAGACCGCCGTCGGCGGCGACCTCGACCTTGGAGATCGTGCGCGGTGGGCGCCACGCGAGCTTGCGCAGCCGCGCCCGGCCGGCCTCGTCGATCCGGTACACCTGCTCGAACGGCGAGTGCCCGAACGGGAGCATGAGCAGCGCGAGGCGCAGGTGCTCCGCCCAGGAGAATCGGTCCCGGGTGCGCAGCACCGGCTTCGGGGCCTGGCCCTTGATCGGCAAGCCGAGGTTGTCCGCGACGAAGTCGACGACCTCCGGGCGCGCGCCGTTCGGGTCGATCCACCAGTCGGTGCGTCGCACGGGCAGGGTGACCGCGCGCAGCACCGAGATGACCTGTGCGTCCTGGCGGCGCATGCGGTCGTACACCTCGATGTTCAGCGGCCACCGCAGCTCGGGCGTCTCCTCCTCGTCCGGCGCCGTCCACCATCCGTTGCCGGTGTTCGCCGAGTAGCCGGTCTCGTCCGTCGGGATCGCCATCAGGCCTCCCTTCGAAGTCAGAAGCCGGCCGTGGCCAGGTCAGCGGTCAGCCCGCTGCCGGTGCCGCGGTTCTCGTCGGAGTCGTTCGCGCCGTCGTTCGTGATCGCCACCGGGGGCGGCGGGGCGGGCGGCGGTGGTGCAACGTGCTTGTTCAGTAGCCACAGGGCCGCGATCCACGCGATCAGCGGGGCGGCGTCCGCGGGTGACTCGCGCCGGTCGATGAGCCACGTGCCGCCGGCGAGGTACTTCACGACGGCCGTCTCTGCCGCGAGGTCGAGCACGGGCTGCGGCGTGTGCCACGCCGTGGCGTCCTTGACCGCGTCGAACGCCTCGGCGTGCGCATCCGTCAGGTCGGAGCCCGCGAGGTCCTCGACCGGGATCGTGAACTGGTGGTCGTCCTTGAGGCGCTTCATGGTGGTCGAGATCGGCGCGCCGCGGGACTGGCCCGTGACCCGCAGGATCTTGCCTCGGCGCTTCGGGTCGAGGAACCAGTCGCGCAGCCAGTCGACTCCGTATCGGCCGGCGACGAGCTCGACCTGCGGACTGCCGTCCGGCCGGCGGCCGGCGAACGTGACGAACGCCATCGATCGGTCCGCGGACTGGTCGATCGCGGCGACCACGGGCCCGAGGATCCGGTCCGCGGCCGCGAGCATGAGCTCGCCGTCTTCGGTCTCGACGGGCGTGACCCTCGTCGCCTCCCAGGTGCCGGGCGGGAACGGGCCCGTCTCGGTGCCGTCCATCCACTGGCACAGCACCTCGGTGCGGAACACGTAGTCGGGCTCCTTGAGCGCCGCGGCGATGTTCCGTTCCGACAGTTCGGTGTACCCCATCGAGGGGTTCGACTGCGCCCACGCGTCCCGGTCACGCTTGTCGCAGCCGGGCGGCGCGGACCACTCGAACAGCCCGAGGGTGTCCTCGTCGGCCTCGAGGTCGTTCACGTCGACGTCGTCGTACTCGAGGTCGACGTCGTCCTCGTCGTCGTCCCCGACGTCGTCGAGCTCGAGGCCGTCGAGGTCGAACTCTGTCGGGCCGAACTCGCCTTGCTCCGCGGCCGCGCAGATCCCGTCGGGGTCGCCGAGCACGCGGTGCGCCGTCATGCGCAGGTAGCGCAGCACGACGGACGTGATGTCGCCGGCGTTCGACAGCGCGAGGATCATCGCCTCGGTGCGCGCGAGCGTCGTCTTGGTGATCGCGCCCCACGCCTGCCAGTTCTGGTGCTCGCGCAGCTCGTCCAGCAGCACGAGGTTCCCCGACAGCCCACGGCCGGCGCGACGGTTCGCGGCCTTGACCTTGTACCGCTGCCCGGTGGTGAGCTCGAGCGCCTTCTTGCCGTTGACCTTCACGACCTTGTCGACCAGGCCGGCGAGCTCGTCGTTCTCCTGCACCAGGTCGACGACGTCGGACCAGATCTCCTCGGCGACGTCCAGGTCCTGCGCCGTGCCCAGCACGAGCGGCCAGCCCCACACGCACAGCAGCCAGATCGTCAGCACCTGAGCGATCGTCGACTTGCCGTTCTGCCGAGCGACGAGCAGCACCACGGTGCGGAACCGCAGCGCGCCGTCGGCGTTCAGCTCGAGCGCGTGCACCAGGAACCATGCCTGCCATGGCACGAGGTTGACCTCGAGGACCTGCTCGGCGAAGTCGATGACGTCGTACCCGAGGGTCCATCGCTCCGTGGCCGGCGAGCGTGGCTCGAGCGGATGCAGCGGCGGAGTGAAGACCCGCGGCGTGGTCGACCCGTACCGCTTGGTCCGCGGCCGCCCTGCCGGCCCGTTCGCGCGGGCGCGCGGCCGCGAACTTCGTGACCTTGTCGGGGCCGTTGCCGCCACCAGAGGCTCCCTTCCCGCCAGCCGCCGGCGCTCGTCCCGGCAGGCTCACCAGCCCTAGGCGTTGCCCCGCTCGGGCCCGTCGCCGGCGAGCCGGTCGACGGCCTGCAGGTGGATGCGCTGCTCGCCGATGCGCAGCACGCGGTCGACGGCGGCGAGATCGCCGCGCACCGCCTTGGGCCACACCGCGACCTGCAGCCGATCGAGGCGGTCCAGCTCGAGCTGGCGCGCCTCGGTCGGCGACAGACCGACGCCGCTGTCCGCGAGCGCCTGGTCGTAGGCGTCGCGCGCCTCGGTCCAGTCGCCGTATCCGGTCTGGCGGGCGATCTCGTCGAAGGTGACTCCGGCACGCCGCAGCTCGAGGACGCGCCGTGTTCGGTCGTCAGCCTCCCGTCGGCGTACCAGGTTGGGTCACCTCCTCGGCGGTGAAGTCGACGGCGGCGCCGGTCGAGCGCAGGATCGGCAGGCCGCCGGTGTGTTCCTGCCAGCGGCGGCAGATCGCGTCGGCGTAGCGCGGGTCGAGCTCGACGAGCGCGGCCGCCGCGTGCTGGTGGTGGGCGGCGATCAGGGTCGAGCCGGAGCCGCCGAACAGGTCGAGCACGAGACCACCGGGCGGGCACGAGTTGGCGAGCATCGCGCGGATGAGGTCGACGGGCTTCATCGTGGGGTGCTCGCCGTTGCGGCGCGGCTTGGGGAACTCGAACACCGTGCTGGCGCTGTTGTCGCCGAACCAGTGCTCGCCGCCACGGCCGAGGCGCCCGCGGCCGCCGGGCGTGAAGCCATAGGCGCACAGCTCGTGCGTCGTCGGCTCGGCCTGCTCGGCACCGCCGGGCTCCGGGTCGTCGTCCGCAGGGGGCGGCGTCGTGCCGGCGTAGATCGGCTCGTGCCGGTAGTGGTAGTCGGCGCGGCCCATCACGAGGGCGCTCTTGACCCACACGAGCTGCTGGCGCACCAGGACGCCGGCAGCCGCGAGCGCGGTCTCGAACGCGTGGCCCTCGGTGCTGGCGTGCGCGACGTACACGGGCGCGCCCGGCCGGGCGACGTGCACCGCGGTGGTGAACGCGCCGAGCAGCAGGCCGGGCAGGTCGTCGGATCCGTCGTTGAGGATCGTCAGGGCGTCGCTGGTGCCGCCGACGTAGTTCACGCCGTAGGGCGGGTCGGTCCACACGCAGTCGGGCACGCGGCCGTCGAGCATGCCGACGACGGCCGCGGTGTCAGTGGCGTCGCCGACGAGCAGGAGCGAGTCGCCGAGCTGCCACACCTCGCCGACGCGGCTGCGGGGCGTGGCTGGGACGGGGGCAGGCTCGTCGACGTCGGTGAGCGCGACGGGCTCGTCGGTGGCGGCCAGCAGCGCCGCGAGGGCGGCGTCGTCGTAGCCGGTGCCGGTCAGGTCCGGGACGTACTGCAGCAGCTCGAGGAGCGCCTCGTCGTCGTAGGTGGCGAGGTCGGAGAGGCGGTTGTCGACCAGGACGATCCGGGCGGCCTGCTCGTCGTCGACGTCGATCCACTCGACGGCCACGTGTGACCAGCCCAGGGAGCGGGCGGCCTGCAGCGTGTGGTTGCCGGCGAGCACCTCGCGGCTGCTGCGCCGCGCGGTGACGGCTCGGTACTGGCCGTTGGCCGAGAGCGACTCGGCGATCTTCGCCACGACGCCGCGGCGCGGGTTGCGCTCGTACAGCCGCAGCGTGTCGATCGGCTCGGCCAGGTGCTCCAGCTCGGGCAGGATCTGCCCGACCGTCGCGGCGCCCATCGAGTCTCCCTGTCGTCGTGGTGCGTGCGTCAACCGGCGTCGCGGCTGCGGCGCCGCTGCGCGGCGTCGGCGAACTTGCTGACCTTCCCTGCCGGCTTGACCGGCGCGGACGAGACGGCCGGCGCCGTAGCCGGCGTGATCTGCAGCTCGCCGCACCCCTTGATGTACGCGGGGATCATCACGAACGACGCGCGCTGCAGCGCCTCGATGCCCTCGCGCTGCGCCTCGTCGATCAGCCAGGCGAGTGTGAGCACCGCCTCGACGGGGCCCGCGTGCATGTCGGCCTGCAGCGACGGCACGGCGGCGATGGACTTCTTCGTCGCGTCGTACATGGGACCGCGACGGCGCTTGGCCGCCGGCGCCTGCAGGAACAGCGGCGCCCACTGGCGCACCTGCTCCG